GGGAAGTTGTAGTTGCACTACATCTATTAATTAAATTATTTCCTGGTGTGTTTTGTACGTTGTCTACTTTTATTGTTGATGCCATAATTCTATTTTACCATATCCTATTGAAATTTATACCTTATTATTACTACTCCTGAACCACCAGTTCCACCAGTTGCACTATGTCCACCAGATCTATTTCCAGCTCCACCACCTCCACCACCTCTATTATCGGCAGCATTTGCTGCATCATGTGGAGGAGAACCACCAGTAGCTCCTCCTGCTGTTCCTGATCCACCTGGACTAGCAGGTCCTGATGGAGAAGATCCATTTTGACCTCCGCCTCCACCGCCGCCAGCATAATACACAGGACTTCCTGTTATAGAACTATTAATATCATCTCCACCAGCACCTGATGCTGGAACTGCTCCTGTTCCTCCAACAGATACGATACCACCGCCACCACCAGTAGCAATTGGAGTAGTTCCATTTGGTCCACCATTATTTCCTTGCGAAGGACTAACAGGTGGTGTGTTTCCTGTTCCTCCATAAAAAATTGTTGCAGTTCCATCTGTTCCGCCACCGCCACCTGAACCGCCATTAGGTCCTCCTGCACCAGCTCCACCACCAGCACCACCTCCTGCGGAAGTAACACCTAAACCTGATGAATTATTACCATTTGTACCTGGTCCATTTGGACCACCAGCTCTACCAGCTCCTCCAGCGCCAACTGTAATTGGATAACCTTGAACAGATAAAGTAACAGCGGCAACAGGACCAACAATAGGAGATGGACCAGCAGTATATGAACCTGTAGCAGTTCCGGCAGATCCTCTAAAACCTCCTGCAGCACCACCTCCACCTCTATCAGATCCTCCAGCTCCACCTCCACCTCCAGCAACTACTATATAATCAGCCGCATTGTTAGGTGAACTTGTCGCTAAACCAGAAACACAAAATGTTCCTGGACCGGTAAATCTATGAATTTTATAATCTCCACTTGTAGTAATGCAACCACCGGTTGCTGCAATAAAACCTTCTCCAATATAACCTGTTCCTTCTTCAACTGATAACCAACCTTTTGTTGCATCAGCATAAACCATAGTTAAACTTTCATTTTCTGTATCTCTTACACTATCAGCAGCAGAACCATTCATATTAGATCCACCTCTACCAATTGTTAAATTTTGTGTATCAAAAGTACCTGCATAATCTTTAATGGCTACAATATCGCCAACAGAGGGTGAACTTGGTAAATTAACTGTAAATGCTCCACCAGAAGTATTACAAAAATATCCTTCTCCTGACGTAGCAGTAAATGTCGTTGTTTTAATTGCTGTTTGCCAATTAACAGTTCCAGTACGACCAAAACCTGTTTGAGTTGCACCGCTTCCTAAAGCAATAGTATCTCCACTATCTCCTAATGTAACAGTACCACAATTTGTTCTTGGACTAATTTTATTTACTTTTATTTCACTCATAATTATTGAAATTTATACCTTATTAAAACTATACCTGAACCGCCAGCTCTACCTGCACTACTGTCTCCACCACCGCCACCACCACCTGTATTAGTACCACCTGCAGGATCGCTTGCTCTCCCATCTCCACCACCACCAGCTCCACCAGTTCCACCACCAGTAGTTGGTCTTGTAGGTGTGCCACCACCAGCTCCACCACCTGCAAAATATCTTGCTCCAGGAACAGGACCTGTAGTTCCATTACAACCACCAAAACCTGTTTGAACTACAAAACTTCCAGATCCACCTGGTCCACCAGTGTTTGGAGATTGTCCTTGTTGTCCAGCACAAGCAGCTCCACCTCCGCCACCGCCATAATAGTTAAGAGGTGATCCACCTCCTGTACCACCAGGCGAACCTTGAGCGGGACTGACAGAAGGTGTATTTCCGGCCCCACCACAAGCTAATGCTGCAGAACCACCACCTCCGCCACCTGAACCTCCATCGGCTCCAGGACGAACAGGTCCACTTGCATAACCACCACCTCCACCACCAGCAGAAGTTATTGTTGAAAGAATTGATTGAGATCCACTTGTTCCTTTAGCCACAGAAGGTTGAGTGCTTCCAGCTCCACCGCCTCCAACTGTAACAGGATAAGCTCCTATACTAAATGGTAGGCCTGAAGTTGCTGCTAAAGGTGATGTTTGAGGCGCAGGCATACAAGTTGTATTAGACATTCTAAAACCACCAGCTCCACCACCGCCACCACTATCATTTCCACTACCAGTGCCACCACCTCCTGCACCACCAGCTACTACTAAATAGTCTGCTGTTGCTACAGGACCAGCACCAGCACTTACACAAAAAGTTCCTGGACTTGTAAATGTGTGAAGTTTAAAATTAGTGCAAACAGTTGTTACAGTTCCCCCTGTTGCTGATATAAATCCTTGCCCTATTTCAGTATCTTCTGCGTTTTGAACATTAATCCAACCTTTTGTTGAATCAACATAAACAAATGTAGCTGCTTGACCATCAATATTTAATGTAGCGTCTGCTGCAGTTCCACCAATTTTTTCCGATCCATTTGGACTAACTGTTAAATTATATGTAGCAAAATTTCTTGCATAATCAGAAACTGCAACAATTGCTCCAGCACTACCTGCTGGTAAATTTACTGTGATTGCGCTTCCAGAATTTATAAAATATCCTTCTCCATCAGCCGCTGTAAAAGTTGTTGTTTTTGGAGTTGTTTGCCAATTTACAGATCCTGATCTACCAAAACCTGATTGAGTTGCTCCTGAAGCTAATGAAACAGTACCACCACAACGACCTAAAGTTACTGTCGTTGCATCTACAGTTACAGTTTTACTTGCTCCACCACCAACTGTTAAAGTTGATCCGCATTGTTGTTGAATCTTATCTACTTCTACTCTACTCATTAAACTATTACCACCGTTCCTGTTATAATAACTGTACCAGGTAAAGTAATAGGTCCTGCAAGAACTCCATTCTCTACAGTTTGAGTACCATCAATTGTTGCCGCTTGATTAGGTATAAAGTCATTAGGGCCATACTGCCCTCCAATATATTGGATTCCATTAATTACTGCCGTCATAATCTCTCCTATGAACTAATAGTATCGATGTACGAACAAACAACATCTAGTGAACTTGCGGTATCACTAACTGCTTCTAATACATCCCCATTAGCCAAAACAATCTTTGCTCCTCCTTGGATCAATTCGATAGCTGAATTAGGTGGAATATTAACTCCTTTTGCTAAAAAGTAGTCGGCTCCTCCTTTTGCAATTTTAACATCAACTAAAATTGTTGAAGTTAAAATATTACAGCATCTAATACCTATCACTGCATCATAATCTCCTGCAGTTAAAATAGTAGTATCTCCTGTTCCAATTGTTCTTACTAGACTGTTTCTAAAATCTTGTGCCATATTTATTTCCTATAATGCAACCGCCATTGCTAATGCAAAACCTGCGCTTGCTGCTCCTACTGGATTACCAGACGAATCTAGATAAACCGATTTACTTGCAGGCATTGTACAAAAAACATCTTTAGTGCCTGCGCTAAAACTTATTTTTGAAGTATTACCTGAAGAATTACTTAATACTGTATCTCTTGCAAGAGTATCAGGTGTTGCATCAGTTACTGTACCAATACCAACTTCCCATTCTGCCGTTCCTTGATTGTGAATAGTATAATAAGTTGTATTGCCAGTAGCAATTCCTGCAACAAAAGTCACAAATCCAGTTGAAGCACCATCTAAATTTAAAGTGCCTGTTCCTGTTGTTGTACTAGTTTCTTTTACTCTGTCATTTAATACTAAAGCCATTTTTAACTCTCCTATTAACTCATACTTATGATAGCATTAGTTGGTGTTGATGGATCAGGCATTGTAACTTTAAATGTACCGTTAGTACAAGTTTTACTTCCGCCAAAATCTAAAACCACAACTAATTTATCAGACGCCGAGCTATTATAAATTACCCCGAATGCAGCTGTAAAAGTTGCAGACGTCCATGTCGAATCGTCAAAATCTACATAACTAACAGCAGATGATATAGTGACCGATTGACTTGTTAGGGAATTTCCTCCTGTAGAGTATCCTGTACCAGAAGTTCCAACTTGGTTAGCTGCTCCTGAAGAATACGCCGTACTCGCAGTCGTGTATGGGTTTGCTGTATACAATGCTAATTTAAAAGTATTTCCACCTGACGCAAAATCATGTGTTCCAGATAGAAGTTCACTTCTAAAACTAAAAGGTATTACGTTCGCCATATTTTTTTATCTCCTTAATAAGTAGATGGTGATTCAGATTTAAGGGGAATACGAATAACACCATCTTGATATTCGCTTCTGCGTCTACGACCAATTTGTTCAGTCGCGTACGTTTGTAAAGCTTCGTTATAAGCTTTATCGTAGTATTGTAACATATCCACAGGTCCTTTCAAGTATCCATATGCATTTACTAGACATGCATAAAGAAGAAGGTCAGGATATTTATTGGACAAATAAGTCCCACTAGTGGACTTAGTCGAATCAGTTATACTTACAGGATTTTTATTGTAAGCCATAGTAATTTCGTAAGCTGCGTTAGGAGTAGGAGCTACTACCCAATAATTTTCGTCCCAATTAGCATAATATTTAGGTAAAGTACTAGAAGAAGTACCTGGTGTATCATAATAAGTAGCAATAAAACTAGGGTCTCTTTGCTCTAAATAAACCTGTTTATCAGAGCTATCTTTTAATTGAATATATCTAACCGTTCTTAAATCTCCTGGAATAGTTACATATCTATTTCCAATGACCATAGTAGATGTTGCATAATGTCTTTCAAGGTCTGCGTCTACAGCTCTATAAATTCTGTTTTCAGCATTTGTTATAAATTTGTTCATTACTGCCTCTGTAAAAACAGCACTATCAACTTCAGTATAGTTTTGAATATCTGTTTGTAAATTTGCTAATGTGTATGTTAATCCTGCAGGCATATTATTGTGGTCCTATCGTTTTTAAAGTTACTGGTCCAGAAGATACATTATACCCTCCACCACTAATTTGTCCAGTAGTTGCTGTAGCTCCAGTATGCAAGTGGTAATAGTTAGCGGGTGTTTTAAGTAATCTTACTGCTACACCTGTGTTATGAGTACTAGCTGTAGAACCAAAGGCACCTCTAGTTACTCCTGTTAACAAAGCACCATTCATTCCTGTATAACTAATTATTTCAGATCCAATTAATATACCCCATGTTGGTACACCTGTTGGATTTGTAATTGTTGGTTCATAAACTCCTGTAGCAACTCCATTAAATCCAGTTTCACTTGTTAATATAACCGTAGTTGTAGTTGCATCAATAGTTCCGTTTAATGTTGTTGTAGTTGATGTGTATTGTCCAGGATAAATAGAAAAACCTGAAGCTTGACAAATTGTTGCCCCAGAAATTCCATCTATATTTGCAATATTACTAAACTGTGGATCAGTAGAAGCAGCAGAACTAGTCGTAGGAGCTCCTCTAAATCTTACAGTATCATTATAATTTCTTTGATGATCTAAAGATTTTACATTTATAGTTCCTGAAGCTGCAGCAAAAGTAGTTAAAGGATTAAAATCTAAAAATCTTAATGTATCAGGTGATGGTT